AGCAATAATTACTAAAGACTTTTCTGGAAACTCAGAATGCATTGGAGCTGATGGGGGATATACTGTACCAGAAGAAATAGAAACAAAGGTACAAAGATTAAGAGAAACACAAGAATCTTTAATTGATTTAGTTTCTGTAAAAGTTGTAAAAACAAATAAAGGTAGTGAAACATATAAAACAAGAGGACAATATACAGGATTTTCAAGCATTGGAGAAGGAGGAAAATTACCAAAGAAAAGTGGCTTAGGTTTCTCAAGAATTAATTATGTAATCAATAAATATGGTGGATATATGCCTGTTACAAATGAATTAGTTGAAGATTCTGACGAAGATATAGAAGCAATGCTAGTAGAATGGTTGGCTAATGAATCAAGAGTAACAAGAAATAACTTAGTAAAAACTATAATTACTTCTAAAACTGCAACAGATTTAGAAGATTTAGACGGAATTAAAAAGGCATTAAATGTAACATTATCAAAATTCAAAAATTCTGCTGTTATTGTTACAAATAATGATGGTGTACAATATTTAGATACTTTAAAAGATAAGAACGATAGACCATTATTAAATCCAGATCCAACTGCTCCTACACAATTAAGATTAAGATGCGGAACAACAACAGTAGCAGTCAAAGAATATGATAATGAAACAATACCAACAGTTGCTAATAAAATTCCATTCTATATTGGAGATTTTAAAGAAGGTATAAAATTCTTCGATAGAAAACAATTAAGTCTATTAGCATCTAATGTTGCTAGCGTACAAGGTGCAACTGCAAATGATTCTTTAAATGCGTTTGAAGAAGATTTATTGTTAATTAGAGGAATTGAAAGAGAAGATATACAAAAAAGAGATGAACAAGCTTTTGTAAATGGTTATATCGAAATTGCCTAGATAAAGGAGGATTAGCTTATGGCAGATAATAGTAAACAAAAATATACTCCAGTTTCAATAGAAGAGGTATGCGACCATTTAGGATTTGACGTAATAGAAGTGGAAGCAGAAGAAAACGAACCAACAAAAAGAAATATTATTAGATTAATAAAATTTTCTGATATGTATTTACAAGGTGCCATAGGTAAACATTATCCTAGTGAAGATGAAAGGGCTAAGCAAATAGCCCTTTTAGTCATTTCTGATTTATACGAATACAGAGATTTAGATTCTAAAAATATTTCAAATACAACAAGAAAATTATTAAATGACCTAGAATGGCAATTAAAAACGGAGATGAGGAATAATGGCAATTAATAAACATATTAAAATTCAAAAACTTAATACAGAAACAGAAGAATGGCAAGACTATTATTCTGGTTTTGCAGAAGTAAATAAGGCAAGTGGAAAAGAATATTTTAATGCTAGAACAAACATTACAGAAAACACATTTAATTTTAAAGTAAGGTACATAAAAAAGCTTTCAAATATCGTTTTTGATACAACAGGATATAGGATTATTTATAGAAATAATGTATTTAATATTATTAATGCCGATGATAAACAAGAAAGACACATTAATATAACTCTAGTTGCAAATTGTGTAACAATATAAGGAGGCAAGTTATGGGGATAAATAATAATATAAAAATTACGCAATTATCTCCAAAAATACAAGAAATCTTAAATAAAAATGCTGCTACAATAACAAATAAAGTAAAAGACCTAGCAAAAGATACTGCCGTAGAATTAACTAAAAACACAAAAAGGGATGCTCCTACAAAGACTAGGGAATACAAAAAGCATATTACATACAAAAAAACACGAGAAACTTCTACAAGTGCAGTATATACATGGTATGTTAAAGATCCAGAATACAGATTAACACATTTGATTAGTAAAGGACATAGGCTTGTTGTTGGAACTGGACCGGGTAATAAAATACCGAAGGAAGTAGGAAAAACAAAAAGCAATGATTATTTAAGTAGAAATGTAATAGATGCAGAAAAGAAATTTGTAAAAGGTGTAAAGGAGATAATAGAAAATGCAAATTGAAAATGATTTTGAAAAGGAAACAGGATTTAAAATTAAAGAATTAAGATATTTAAAGCCTCCAAAATTGCCATATTTTTTATACCAAAATAGAAAAAATTATAGGGGTGCTGATCTATTAAATAATATTATTGAAAACAATATCACAATAGAAAGATATAGTGAAACAGATAATGATAACGATTTAAAAGAAAAGCAAAAAGTAAATGATTTTCTTAATAAAAATAACTATGAATTTGAAGTACAAACGGAATGGCTAAGTGCTGAAAATTTATATGGTACATTTTGGGTTTTAGAACCAATTTTAGAAAAAATAAGAAAGGATGAGTATTAATTATGGGAGATAAAAGAACCAAAAAAACAATTACTTTAGGTAGTGGACTTTTATATATAAAAGAATATGAAGGAAATATGCCAGCAGATACTGCTATTGAAACAGAGCAAAACTTAGCAGGATATATACAAGGTGGGGCAGAGTTAGAATATAGCCCAGAATTCTATACAGCAGAGGATGACTTAGGAAAAGTTAAGAAAACAATTATAACAAAAGAAGAGGCAAAATTAAAATCTGGAATCATGACATGGAATGGAAACACATTAAAACAATTGTGTGCAACAGGAAGAGTAACAGAAGCAAACGGAGTTAGAACAGTTAAAATTGGTGGAATAAGCAATAATGATAATAAAAATTATATTATTCATTTTGTACACGAGGATAAAGTTGACGGAGATGTAAGAGTTACAATAGTAGGTAAAAATACAGCAGGCTTTACTTTGGCATTTGCTAAAGATAAAGAAACTGTTATTGATGCTGAATTTGCAGCTATTCCATCAGATGCAGAAGGAACATTAATTATATATAAAGAGGAAATGGAAGAATCAGCCTAAATTTAAAAATACACTAGAAGTAAAATTCTAGTGTATTTTTTTTAGAATAAAAGGAGGAATAAAACTATGTATGATATGACTAAATACAAAACAAGATATTTTAATATGAAATTAAAGAATGGTAGGGTAATAGATATTGAACCGCCTAAAATGAAAATACTTAAAAAGATAGCAAGTTTAAGTGAGATAAAGGACAATAACGAATTGACAGAAGAGGACATATCAAAACTAACAGAAGCGGTAGCCTTAGCATTTAATAAAAATAGACAAAACTACAAAATAACTGCTGAAAAAGTCGAGGATGAATACGATATTTTAGAAATTGTTGACTTTTTAGACAATTATTTTAATTGGATAAATAGTATTCAAAACCAAAAAAACTAAAACGTCCATATTATCCTTCAAATGATGACGATAATATGGACACGGGTTATATTGTAGAAAGTATAGGGGAAAAGACTGTTGCGGAATACTTAAAAATGCCACTTTTAGAAGTGGATGAATTAGGATTAGTAGAATATTTGTTTTTCCTAAGGGAAGCATTTATTTATAATTGTTCGCAAACAGAAGAAGGTAGAGAATATTTAAGAAATGCCAATAGACTTGAACAAACAGCTCCAGATAGAAAGAAACTAAGAGAAAAATTTAAAAACCAAGCTTAAATGCGTATTTTAAAGCTTTCTTTTAGAAAGTAGGGGGCTTAAACTATGGCAAGTAAAATACAAGGTATTACTGTAGAAATTGGAGGAGATACCACAAAACTAGGAAATGCCCTACAAAGTGTTAATGACAAGGCAAAAAGTTTACAGAATGAATTAAAAGGTGTAAACACATTGCTAAAAATGGATCCTACAAATGTTACACTTTTAACACAAAAACAAGATATTTTAAATCAAAGTATAGCAGAATGTAGGGAAAAACTAAATGTATTGAAATCCACACAAGCACAAGTACAACAACAATTTGAAAAAGGCGAAATTACAGCCGAGCAATACAGGGATTTTCAAAGAGAAATAGTAGCAACAGAAAATAAATTAAAAAGTTTAGAAAAACAAGCAAAGTCTTTTGGTTCTGTTGGAGCACAGCAAATTGCAGCAGTTGGAAGTAAGTTGCAAAATGTAGGTTCTGCAATAACAGAAGTAGGTAAAAAACTTATGCCTGTTAGTGCTGTAGCAAGTGCTACATTAGTAGGAGTTACTAAAAGTGCTATTGATTTTGAAACTGCA